ACACAAGGGCTTGGCAAGGTAAATCAACTGGTGACCCTTTTATTGTAAGGGGTGGATATAGATGCAGACATACTTGGTTGCCAACAGACCCAGCATGGGGCGAAGAAACTGTTGATGATTTACCTACAGAAGAAGAAGTTCCACCACCACCACCGCCAAGAACAACTGTTTCAAATGTTTCTATAGGATTTTTACTAAATACTGGCTCAGATAATGTAAGAAAAGCATATGATGATGATTTTAATTCGCAATTAAATAATCAACAAAAAAGAATTGCACAAAAATTTGATAAACCAAAAAGAATTATTAACCAAGACGATGGATATTATCAAGCGTCAACAGGAACACTTTCAGCTAATTTAGATGCAAAAAGATTTGGTAAAGATTTAGAGGAATTTAAAGATGCGGTTATTGTGCATGAATACGGACATCATATTGACTATGTAAGTAATAAATCAAGGTTTGAAGCATGGTCAGAAACAAATCAAGATTTTATCAATGCCATTAATGATGATTTAAGATTGTATAAAGTCAGAAGGACATTTCAAGGAAGACCAATTTTAGAAAAAGGTGAATATGAAAAATTTCACAAAAAATTATATTCAACAGAAAAGAAAGAAATTTATTCAACATCAGACCCAACAAGACTTATAACAACAACAAATCGAACTCATTTAAGGTCAGAAGGATTTGATAGCGTAAGTGATATTGTTGATGCACTTTCAAAAGGCACATTTCAAAATGACTTTGATGGTGTTTATGGTCATGGTGTTAGCTACTATCGAAGAAGGGGTGCGATACAAAAAGAAATATTTGCAAATTTATTTGCTATAAGGAACAACAAAAAAGCATATAATTTAGCAAAAAGTATCGTTCCAAATACTGTTAGAGAATTTGAAAAACGATTAGATGAACTAGATAAAATGGAGTTATAAATGACACTAGAACAAAGACAAAAAAGGTTACAAAACATTACAACTACTAAAGGCTTTTATGATTTATATGAAGAAGTTTTTGGTGAGGAAGTACCGCCAGTTTATGTTCTTGATGGCAATAAAAAAACAGAAATGATTGTAAATGCTATATTTGATAATAAAAAAATAGAATTTAATGTACCAAAAGACATAGATATTTGAAAAAATTCAATAAATTTGATATAAATAGTAAAATGGAGGACATAAAATGTCAGAAGAAAATAAAGTAGAACAAACAGAAGAACAGGAACAGGTTACACAGCCCGAATTTACTGAAGAAAAGCCAAAAGAAAGAATGTTTACAGAAGCAGAAATGCAAGAGATTGTTACAAACCGAGTGGCTAGAGATAGAAGTGCGTTAAATAAAAGGTTAGGTGTAAAAGACTTTGATGAAGCTGTATTAGCTGTAAAACAACAAAAAGAATTAGCAGAAAAACAAAAGATACAAAAAGGCGAGTTTGAAGAAATCCTAAAAAACAAAACCCAAGAGTTTAACAGGGAAAAAGAAGAATTACAAAATCAATTAAGAGATATAAAGATTAATAAAGCATTGTTATCATCTGCTTCAAAAGGCAGAGCAATAAACCCCGACCAAGTGGTTTCACTTTTACAAAACCAAATCAAACTAAATGAAACTGGAAATGTTGAAATACTTGATTCAAAAGGTTTACCAAGATATAACAATAATGGGGAACTCTTTACAACCGATGAACTGGTTCAAGAGTTTTTGACACAGAACCCGCACTTTGTATCACCAACACCTAGCGGAAGTGGCACAAGGTCAAATGTGGACAGGCAAGAACTCAAAAAAGCCTTTAATTATGAGGACTATGACTTTAGCATAAAAGAACACCGAGATTTATACCGCAAGTATAAGAAGGAAAGAGATTCAAAACCTAGAGTGATAAACAGTTTAAAATAATATAGCTATTTTTTTTAAGGAGTAATATATGGCTAATGAAACAACCAGTTCAACCATTTCGGAGTTGTATACCGAGATAGTTGCAGAAGCATTGTTCATTGCTAATGAGCAATCAATTATGAGAAACCTTGTCAGAAACTACACTATTGCGGGTGGTGGTAAATCAGTTGAAGTTCCAATTTATTCAGCAGTATCAGCGTCAGCAGTTAATGAAGCTACTGATTTGAGTAATACAGCAGTTAATCCAACATCAGTTACTATAACAGCTTCAGAAGTTGGTATTATGACAACATTAACAGACCTTGCAAGAAATTCAGCTTCAAGAAATGTAGCTGGAGATATTGGAAGATTATTTGGCGAAGCTATTGCGAAAAAGATAGATAGTGATTTATCTGCATTATTTACTGGCTTTTCAACAGAAAAAGCGGGTGGTGCTGGTCAAGAACTTACAGTTCAAGACTTATTTGAAGCAAGTGCAGAACTTAGAACAAATAATGCCCCAGCCCCTTACTATGGTGTATTTCACCCAAAACAAATTTTTAATGTTAAGAAGTCTTTGACAAATACATTTGTTGGTAGAGATACAGAATTATCAAACGAAGCTATGCGAAGTGGTTTTGTTGGAACTATTGCTGGTGTTCAAATCTTTGAATCAAGTAATATTTCTGTTGATGGTTCAGACGATAGTATTGGTGGAGTATTTTCCCAAGATGCTTTAGCTTTAGCAATGATGCAAGACCTAAAGATTGAAAGTCAAAGAGATGCTTCATTAAGAGCAGACGAAATCGTTGCAACAGCAGTTTATGGTGTCGGTGAATTACACGATACATATGGTGTTAAATTAACAGCAGATTCAGTTGCAAGTTAAAACTTATGGGGTGGTTTTCCACCCCTTTTCATTAAGGGAAAGATTATGGATAAGGTAAAACTTACAAAAGACGATAGAGTTATCGAAAGACCTAAAGTAGATTATGAAAACAATATTGATATATGGACAAGAAGGGGTTGGAAGCTAGACGAAGGAAAACCAAAAGCCCCGCCAAAAGACCAAACTATTATTGAGGAAAAACCAGCCCCGAAACCAGCTAAAAAGGATAAATAATGTCCTCAACAGTTTTTAGTGTCCAAAACACACATCTGCAAAAGATACAGCCCGATATTTTAGAATTTGGCATTACAACCTTTGTTGACCAAATACAATTTGCTGAAAATGATGTTATAAGGCGAATTAGGGAAGAATGGTGGGAAAGATACAGGCACACAGTTCGTTACAAGGATATTACTAAAGTAACATCTGTTGAAATGGAAAATAGCAAACTTACACCCGCACAATTTGAACTGGCAGTTGTTTATTTGGCATTATGGAAATATGTTTATCCACAATTAACGAAATGGCGTGACCCCGACACAGGCGAAGGAAAAGACACATTTCAAGTTCAGATAGACTTTTATCGGGATAGATATGATGAAGAATTTAATGCTATCCTTAGAGATGGTGTAGAATATGATGAAGATGGTGGTGGAACTGTTAGTGATAGTGAAAAAGAACCAATTCATCATTTACGATTAGTCAGATGATACAAGCACAAGCCAAAGTGAACACAATAGAGGTTACAAACCTTTTAAAAAGAATTGGTAGAAAACAAAGGGCTGTTATTAATAAATCACTTAAAAGAGTTTCAAACATGGCTGTAATGATGATTACAAAGCGAACACAGGATGGAAAACTTCCCGATGGTGGTCAAATGCGGTCATATGCAAAAGGTACTGTCAGAAGTCGAAAAAAGAGGGGTAGACAAACAGGTTTTGTTGACCTAACAGACACGGGAAAAATGTTTCGAAGTTTAGATTTTAAAACAACAGGATTTAAAAGCACATTGTTTTTTTCAAATATGGAAAGAGCAAAAATAGCTTCATATCACGATACTTTTGGAGTTGGTAAGAGAAAAATTACACGACCATTTTTTTCTATTGGAGATAAAGAAGAACTCAAAATAAAAGCAGAATTTTCAAAGTTTTATTTTAAAGAAATGAGATTATGAGCAAAAGAGAAAACATAGCTGGTGATATAATTACAAAACTTGATGCAGTTACAAGCCCTATCGAGTTTAAAAAGATTACAAGAGAACCTTTTGAAGTAGAAGAATTAAGTGATGCACAATTCCCAGCATTATTTGTGCAATCGGGTGACGAAACAAGGGAAGTATCAAGCATTGGTGATACAGGTGCTGGAACTTACAGGGGTACTTTAGATTTTTTAATTGTTGCTTTTGGTAAAGGCACAACAAGCAATATTGATACAGTTAGAAATCAAATTATTGAAGTAATCGAAGAAACACTTGATAACGATGTAACAAGAAACGGAAACGCTATTGATACACAGATTATTGAAGCAACAACAGACGAAGGAACAATTTATCCCTA